ACTACAAAAGTTTTGTAGTTCAAATATTGAGCGACTCCTAAAGGGTTTTACAAAAAAGTTGTAAAACTTATCTTGTGTAATTTATTGATATAGTTTGATTATAACGAATCGTTAGAATTGATAGCCCATCCTTGGGCTGGGTGGTTATTTTATCAATTAATCATCAGTGTCTTTTTGGTCGTTAGATGGTTTCAAAACAGGATGAACTTTATCAAGTAGAGTTATGAAATCATCATACTCATCACACGCTTTCATTAAGGTTGTTATTCCAGTAAGTCGCTTTTGAAGCATTGCATACCCAGTACCTTCAGATAGAAATTGGTGCATTTTAGCATTGCCTTTCTTGGCTCGCGCTCTTTCTTCTTTTAGTATTTCCCTAAGGTCTGGGGCCATCCTGTCATATGTGATGTTATTAATAAGGTAGCCAAAGTATTGTGGTTTTCTCATGTTAGCCTTGAATGGAACCTTGCGAAGCCTACATAGCTCCTCAAAAAAATCAGCTGGGTATGTGCTGACCCATGGTCTCATTTCTTTAGCGATAAATTCTTCAAGTAATTTAGCAAGTGCATCTCTTTCTCGCTCTTTCTGGTAGCCTGTTGCCTCATCCACTAATGCCACTGCACCAACTCTGGCTAGTGATTTATACAGGGCCTGAGCTTTAACTGCTGTATTTAAATGGTTGCGTTGCTTTAGCTCTCCATTTTTTTCGGCTTCTATCCACGCCTCACAAATAGATGGCAGTAAGGTTACATCAATGCCATATGAAACACCGACACCAGATGCGTTTTTATAAACAATTGGCTCTGATATTTGCTGTCTTAGTTCCAAGGAGATAAATGGCTGAATCTCATTTGCTTGTAAAACATATGGTAGTTGCCCAGGTTCGCCATTAGGTACCCATCTAGGCATCTTTGAACCAACTGATACGCCAAATGTCTCAGCTAAACCGTTAGAGCCCTGCATAGAAATAACTCGCCGTCCATCTGGAAGGACAGCGCAAGATAATCCAGTGGCCATTATTCCAGTGTGAGTAGCCTTTGGTGCAGATCTTACTATTGCAGACATTGCAGCCGCTTTTTTTGCACGATTAGTGTTGTCCATATAGATGCCTTTGTGATGAATTAAATTTGATGCACTGACTTTAGCTTATTTTGTTTTAGCTTTCAATTCTTGCTAAATGCTGTTTTAGCTATAAGTGGCATCATTCACATCTAATTAATTGATATTATTATAAATATAAATTTTATCTTATTTTGTATTTTAATTTTTTTACTTTTTAATTTAGCTAAATTGCATTTTAGCTAATAGCTGTGATCTTTTGCTTTTCTTTGCACCACAAACAGCTAAACTAATAACAAATTAACTAACGAGGATGGTGTTGTGAGGAAGGTTATTTTTTTATCGTTATTGTTAATGATGCTTTCTGGGTGCGGTGATATAGGTAAATACGATGGTGTTTACGCCTGTGATATATCTCAAGCTCTTAACGATAAGACAATAGAATACGGTGGAGATTATGTTTTCCCTAAAGATACTAAAAAGGCAAAAATAAAATTAGAGAATGCTGTTCTAACTATCTATGGGATGAATTCTGGTGATTACATCGGGCATAAGATGTCTAAACCTAGCAAAGATGACATTAATGATGATGTATATGATGGTGATTTTTTCTATAAAAAAGATGACATAATGGAAGCATTTTCATTTGATAGAAAATTAGCAACCCTAACTATTAATAGGGAAGGCATGAAGTCTATACAGCAGTTTTCAGGATGTAAAAAGCAATAAGATATTTCATTAACGATTTATGCATAAGACCCTGTCATTTTGGCAGGGTTTTCTTTTTTAGGAGACTTAAAATGTCAGAACAAAAAGTTGGCGGTATTGTTTACCAAGTATCAATGGATATAAAGCCTTTATTACAAGGTGAAAAGGAAGTAAGTAAATCCCTAGAGGAGATGAATAACTCAACAAAAAAAACCACAGAAGCGCTTAATAAGCTAGATAGAACGGCCGCTAATGTTGGTTCCTCTCTAAAAATGCCAGAGGTAAACAAGCTATCCAGAAAAATGTCTGAGTTAGCTGGCAGTATTGGCGCTCAGTCAGCAAAAACAGAGAAAGCGACTCAGGTGAACAATAGATTTGCTGGAGTCTTAAGTACTGTGTCAGGAACATTTGGCGCTGGCTATGTTAGCAATGTTGGTAGTGCAACAAGTCAACTTGTTCAGCACACAAAAGCCGCGATCCTAGCCACTCAAGCAGAATTAGAACACGCTAAATCAGCGCAAAAAGAAGCAGAAGCACTTCAAGCTGCCGCATCTCAGCAAGTATTAAATGCAAAAGCAGCAAAAGAGGAAGCTCAAAGCAAGTTAGCCTCAGTTAGTGCTGAAAAAAGCACTATTACTGAAATAGAGCGCTCTACAGATGCAAAAATGAAGGATCTGGAGGCACTTCGTCAGCGTCAAATTTTGATGGTTAAAGATGCGGAAGAAAACTACCAGATGACGGCTAGCGAAAAGAATTTAATGGCGGTAACTAAAGCAAAAAATGCACTTTACGCTACCGAAAATAAAATAAAGACACAGTTATCAGTCACTGGTAAAGAAATAGCCGCAATAGAGGCCCGTATTGCAGCAGCAAAAGAGGCAGAAGCGCTTGCCACTAAACGATTAAACGCAGCAATAGTGCTAGAGCAGAAAGGTAAAGCAACCTTAAAGTCAGCAAATGAGGCAGTTGCCGCAGCGTCAGCAAAAGTAACGCTAGCCACACAGGCACAAAGTGTTGCTATGAATGGATTGAAAAGCGCAATGGCATTATTGGGTGGTCCTACTGGATTGTTTATGTTAGCCGCAGCAGGGGTGTATGCGCTTTATCAATCAATGAGCAACAATTCATCTATTGATGATTATAAGTCAAAAATTGACGAAGCTATCAATAAACTAGATGAGCTTAACGCTAAACAAGCTGCAGCCGCTGCAACCAAGGCAGAGTCAGTTATTAAGGCAAACACAAAAGAGATTGATTTATTAGCAGAAAAAATAAGCTATACAAGAGCACAGATAAAAAATATGAAGGATGATCCTATTAAGTGGCAAGAGTCTAACGCCCTTAAGGATTACAATGCAACTATCGATGAATTACAGCGTAAACTAAAGACGCTGCAGGGAAATCAAGCTGACTTAGAAAATGAAAGTAAGCGCTATTCCCGATCGCTGGAATTATTAAACAAGACAGAAAAAGAAAGGACAGGTAAAACCGACGAACAAATAGAAGCTAATGCTTTATATCTAAAATCCGTTGGCGGAGTTCGTGAAGCTAACGAATTATTGTTGAGAACATTAGAGCTAGGCTCTCCGGTTATTGCTGATATAGAAACCCAGATAGACAATCTTGCTAAATCACTTGAGGATGCAAAAGTACCTCCAGAGGAAGCAGAAATTGCCATTTCGAACCTCAGAACAGCATTAGAAGCGAAGTTATCAAATAACTTTGAAGTGATGCTACAAGACCTTGAAAATAATGTTACTGCATTAAAAATAGAGATGAAGGATGGCAAAGATGCGGCGATAGAGTATCGTGCAAGCGTCATGGCCGCCAAAATGGGCATGACTGATGAGGGGCAGGTAAAGCGTTATATACAATTAATTAAAGAAGAAACCGAGGCTAGGGAAAAGTTAACAAATCAAAACAAGAAATCAAAATCAGGAAATAACGAAGCTAAACGTATTAACGATGCCATTAAAAAACAACAGCAACAGACTGAGGCGTTAAGAAAAGAATTTGAATTATTGAGTTCTGGCGCAGCTAACGTAAATAGAGAGATGGCTATTTTTAACGCTGTTCAAAGTCTGGGTGCTGATGCGACAGACAAGCAAAAGAAAGCTATTGCTAAAGAAGCCGCCGAAGTTTTTGACCTCAAACAAAAAGTCGATGACTTTATTAAGTCGCAAGAAATTACTCCAGAGTTAAAACTTGCAAGAGCATTTAGACAAGAATCTGAAGAGCTTAAACGCATGTTTGATAATGATTTCATTGATGAAGAAACGTTTAAGGCGTTAGGCAATAAAGCAATGAAGGCATTTGATGCTGGAATGGCTGAAATAAAAATAAATGCGGTTATTGACCCAATAACTGAAGCTAAAGGGCAATATGACCCGATTCAAGCACTGGCTAACGAACACGCTAAGAAACTTGAGATGATCCGCCAATTCGAAACAGAAAAAGGCGCTATCACCCAGCGTGGCTTAGAGTTAATGAATGCCGCCAATACTCAATATGAGCAAGAACGGTTAAATGCTCAATGGGAGATATGGCGTAATCAGAGCCAAGCTAATCAATTCTTAGCTGATGGGTTGGACGCATTAGGGCAACGCTCTACCAACGTACTCACAGGGCTATTAACAGGCACGCAATCCCTTAACGATGCTTTCCGTAATGTCGCATTAACCATCGTAGACCAAGCCATTGGCGCTCTGGTTCAAATGGGTATGCAGCAGGTTAAGAATATGGTTACTGAAAGTGCCATGCGTAAGGCTTCCAATGCACAAGCTATAGCTGAGGCTACAACTACTGGCGCAGCAATTACAAATGCTATGGCTCCGGCGGCAGCGACAACCAGTATTGCCACTATGGGTTCTGCCGCTACATGGGGTATGGCAGCAATGGCAATAGCTATTCCAGCTATGATTGCGCTTGCTGGTGCTCGTAAAAATGGTGGACCCGTAAATGCTGGCTCTATGTATAGAGTGGGTGAAGGTGGGAAGCCTGAGATATTCAAAGCATCTAACGGTAGTCAGTACATGATACCGGGTGATAATGGTCGAGTTATTAGTAACCGACAAATAGGTAAAGGTGGTAATGGTGTCAGCATGGGTGATATGAACTTTACATTCCAAGTTCAAGCACCTAATGGCATCACTCAAAAGGAAGCGCAACAAATACAGCAAATGGTGAGAGGTACGGTTTATGACGTACTTGGTAACGAAATGCGTAGCGGTGGTGCTTTGGAAAAAGTAAGAAGTTGGTAATTAAGAGAGGTAGTTATGAAGATATTCACAGCTAACATTCATCCCAATGGTTTTTTTATCAATGCAGATTGGAATGGTACTTATTTTTGGATTTATTTAAGTAGAGCGCTGGGGTGGGGTAAATTCACTTTAATTAGGTGCTCTACTAGATACAGCCCTACTGGAGGAATTTTTGAATTATCTGAATTGCAACAGGAAGATTCATTACCCCCTTCACCAATAATTCATTCATCAAATGTGTTATGGCGTTTGCAGGAAGCTCATGAAGTTTTGATTTCAAGTTAGCTTTCATGTCTGGTGATTCATTAGATGTTAAAATAATATCCTCTAATGCTTTAATTGAATCACTATGTATGCGAATTGTTTGTACTTTCAGTATCGCGCTTAACCCTCCGTCATCTAATAAAAAATCAATACCTTTTTCAGTAATGAAGCAGGTATAGCTATTAAAAATATATTCGATCCCATCAAGTGTTGAACTTTGAATGAATGGTTTTTCAATCAACCCATGCATCTCAAGGTATAACATATTTGCTATAAGATGATCTTTATTACTGAATTTTTTACTAAGTTCTTCATATTCATCATCTTCTAAGGGATTTGGGAAAGAATCATATAAGGCAGTTAAAATATCTAACTGTAGAGCACGGTCATATTTATATCCACATAGTACCTCACACCGAAGTAATCAGCCATTCCTTCGGCAAGTTTCTCTGGGCTGAATATATAAAATAACCTAATGGATATTTATTAATATCCTGATATTTGATCAGGCGGCTTTGTGTCGCCTTTTTTATTGGAGTAACCAATGGAAGAGTTTAAATGGCGACCTGAAACAGCTTATCAGGTGGGTAATGAGCCTAAAGTGAAAGTAGCTAAGTTTGGTAACGGTTACGAACAAAGAGTCAAAGACGGGATCAACAACCAACTAAAGACTTATCAACTCTCATTTGTTAAGCGTACTGATATTGGGAAACAGATTGATGAGTTCCTTAAGGCTCGAGGTGCAGTTGAATCATTCTTATGGCTAACCAGTGATGATAACTCTAAACGTAAATTTGTTTGCCGTGGCTGGCAGGTAACGCCAAGGGCGACGGTATGGCAGATAGATTGCACATTTGAGGAGGTTGTTGCATGAGGGATATACCTCAAGAGATGCGCATAAATGTTGCAGATTTACAGCAAAATGCAATGTTAGATTTGTATGAGGTCGATTTAAGTCGTTTTGGTGGTGATGTTTACCGGTTTCATGACGGCATGAATGGCTTATTAAAACCTATTGTCTGGCAGGGTTTACGATATGAACCTTATCCTGTTCAGGTTACAGGGTTTAGTGTAACGACTCAGGGGGCATCAGACAGACCAAAAATGACGTTTGCTAACTTTGACGGAATGTTAACTGCGATTAACAACGACTATGATGATGCGCTAGGCGCTATCGTTACTCGTAGGCAGGTTTTAGAGCAATATCTTGATGCTGTTAATTTTCCCAACGGAAACCCACAAGCAGATCCAACCAGAGAAGCCGTTCAAAAATACGTTGTCGAACAGCGAGAAAGTTCAGACTCTGATTTTGTGACGTATATATTAGCACTTCCAACAGAAACAGATAACGCCCTGATACCTAGACGGGTTATTCAGGCTGATATCTGCTCGTGGCGATACCGAGGATTTGATTGTGGTTATGATGGACCACCTGTTGCAGATGAAAAAGACCAACCAACAACCGATCCCTTAAAAGACAAATGCTCTCATAAATACAGCGGGTGCAAATTAAGACACAAAGGAAAGATGCCATTCGGCGGGTTTTTAGGTTCAAATAAATTAGGTTAATCCATGATTGAGAAAGACATTATCGCTCACGCGAAAGCGGAAGGAGTGAGGGAGTCTTGCGGCTTAATTTCGGGTGATAGGTATTTCCCTTGCAGAAACATACATCCCGATCCGCAAAACTATTTTGAAATTAACCCAGACGATTGGATGACGGCAGAGTGTTACTCAGACGTCAAAGCTATTGTTCATAGTCACCCTGACGGAAAGCCTTTCCTGAGTTCTGGTGATAGAACAATACAAAGGAAAACAAATCTGCCTTGGTGGTTGGTATGTGATGGAGTGATCCATAAGTTCAGGCCAATAGCGCCACTATTAGGTAGAGAGTTTAAACATGGTGAGCAGGATTGTTATTCCATTATACGTGATGCCTATCATCTGTCAGGCATTCAGCTAGATGATTTTATTCGTCCCGATGAATGGTGGTACACAGAACAAAATCTCTATCTTGATAACACGGACAAGCAGGGATTTTATCAAGTAGAAGAGGCTCAAGAAGGCGATATGATATTGATTTGCTTAGGAACATCAAAACCTTGTCACGCTGCGTTGTACTTAGGTAATCAAGAGATATTGCATCACAGGCCAGACAGATTGAGTAAGCGAGATACTTACGGTGGTTACTGGTTTAAATACACTCACAGCATTTGGAGGCATAAACAATGGTCAAATTACAGTTTGCAGGCTATTTACGCAGATTTGGACGCAGGTTCGAGCTTGAGGTAAGTAATGCAGGTGAGGCCTTACGCTGTCTTTGCTATCAAATTGATGGGTTGAAAAAAGAGATTAACCAAGGTCAGTTTCGCGTTCGTATCGCAGGTAATGATATGACCGAGGATAGTATTTCCACGGGATTAAGTACGCCATTAAATGAAGGTGATGTTATTACGATCGTCCCCATAGTTGGTGGTGCTAAATCTGGCGGGTGGCTAGGCATTATTGGTGGAGCTGCTTTAATTGGCGCATCGTTTTTAATACCGGGCGGATTTTTGGCAACGATGACATCGACCGCATTATTTGCCGCTGGTGTAGGTGTGGCCGCCGCGGGATTGGCAACCATGTTAACTAAAACACCGCCAGCGCCAAGCATAGAGGGGCGAAACTCAGAAAGTAACCAGTATTTCAGTTCGTTAGCAAATAGAGTGGGGCAAGGTTATCCGGTTCCTATCTGTTATGGCGAGATGGTTGTGGGTTCAAATGTAATATCACAAGGTTTGGAGACTGTTTAATGGGCAAAGGTGGCGGTGGAGGAATCACTCCAAGGTTGCTCGATGACAACTTAAAAAACAAACAATTTCTTAATGTCATCGATTTAGTTTCAGAAGGGCCAATAGAAGGGCCTGTGGGTGGTATGTCAGGTTTTCTATTGAATGGAACTCCTGTTGTAGATGCAGATGGCAATCCAAATATTCATGGTGTTGAAGTTCAGTGGCGAGCAGGAACGCAAACGCAAGAACCATTAGAGGACTTTCCTTTTGTAGAAAAAGAAATTCCTGTCAATGTAGAGGTAAAAAAAAGCACACCAATCTTACGCACTATTTCAGATCAGGAAACTGACCGCGTTAGATTCACTTTGGGGGTTTCTGCTCTTGTTAGTCAAGATGACAAGGGAAATCAGCACGATGCTACGGTAGAAATGCTTATTGAAGTTAATGATGGTTCTGGTTGGACACATGCAGAAACAGCAAAAATAACCGGAAAAATCAGTGGCCAATATTTAGAATCATATATCATTGATGCGCCTAAAAAGAAACCTTTCCAAATTAGAGTTTCACGATTAACAGATGATAGTAAAAGTGATCTACTGAAAAACGGAACGGTATGGGCAAGCTACACAGAAATAACTGACGCTAAATTCTCTTACCCTAATTCTGCCGTCGTCGGGATGAAAATCGATAAATCCCAATACGGTGATACACCCAATCGCACCTATCATATTAAAGGGATGATTATCCAAGTTCCTGATAACTATGATCCGGAGTCTCGTACTTACACTGGCATCTGGACTGGTCGCTTCAAGCCCGCATGGACTAATAACCCTGCATGGGTTTTTTACGATTTAGTCACTAATGAACGATACGGTATAGGAGAGATGATCGGCTCGTTTGGCGTTGATAAATTCGCGCTATATGCCATTGCTCGTTACTGTGATGAATTGGTTGATGATGGGTTTGGCAACAAAGAGCCGCGCTTTACTTTTAATGCCTACATTACCTCTCAACGAAAAGCCAAAGAAGTGCTTGATGACTTAGCGTCCGTATTTCGCGGTATGCCTTTATGGGACGGACAGCAATTAACGTGCTTTCAAGATAGACCATCAGATCCAGTATGGACGTACACAAACTCAAATGTTATTGATGGAAAATTTAAATATACATCAACAGCGAAATCAGCTCGTCATAATGCTATCGAGGTGTCATGGATAAACCCGAGTAATGGATGGAGTGAAGAAAGAGAATTTATCCAAGATGATGATCTCATTCAGCGATTCGGCGGTGTAAATGTTAAGAAAGTTACTGCTTTTGGTTGCACTAGTCGCGGACAGGCTCACAGAGTGGGTAAGTGGATATTACAGACAGAAAAGCTGGAGAAAGATAGCGTTACATTCTCAACAGGAAGAGAGGGGATTAACTGCATCTCTGGCGATATTATTGAGGTAGCAGACGATAGCTTTGCAGGAGTGAAGGTAGGTGGTCGGGTTCTATCAGTTAATGGTAGCGCTATTACTATTGATGCGCCTATAGATTGGAAATATGACGATAAAGGTACTTTCTCATTTTTAGGGACATCAGGCAGGTTCGAGAAAATAGAAATTCAATCTATCGATGGTGATATTGTCACTTTGCGTGAGGTTCCTCGTGGACTGAAACAATATGGTGTATTTTCTATTACCAAAAGCATGCTAATAACAAGATTGTTTCGAGTTATTACCATTTCAGAAAATAATGATGGAAATTACTTATACAACTGTATTCAGCATGAACCTCAAAAGGAAAGCATTGTTGATAATGGAGTTGATTTTACTGGGAACCCGCCAACGCAGAATGTTATTCGCATTCCTAATATAGAGCGTCTTTCTATTGCTTACGTTGATGATAGCCCTCAAGTTCAAGCTAGGGCTATGTGGGTAACAACAGCCATTAATAGAAATATTTCATTTAATGTCACTCTTTATAAAAACAGCAAGGTTGTATCTACTGGTAATACCACAGATTTAGAGTACTACTTTAATGGGCTTGAAGCCGGTGACTATCTTGTTGGGGTGAGAGGTCAAGACGCTAATGGAATGCTTGGTAATGAATCAAAAGTCCAGATGGTTATTGGTACGCCAAGTGCACCTAGCTCAATAATTGTTGAGTCTGGTTTTTTTGAAATAAAATTAATCCCTCATATCGCTGCGCCACACACTCTAAATACCGAGTTTGAGTTCTGGTTTTCTGGTGAAATAAAAATAAATAATATCAATGAGATAGAGTCAAAAGCTGATTTCTTAAGTCGCGCTAAGTTCTGGACAAAAGGGCAATTAAAGCCGGGGCGTGATTACTGGTTTTATGTAAGAAGCGTAAATGAATATGGGAAGTCTCATTTTGTAGAAGCTAAAGGACAAGTTGACGGTAACATAGACGCTATTCTTGAAGAATTAGCGGGGCAAATCAGCCGAGACCAACTCGCACAAGACTTATTGGGTGAAATTAACAGTAAAGCTAACCAAATCGATATTACTGAATTACATGAGTTGATGAGGATAAATCATGACAAGATTT